CCGCCGTGGGCGCGCTCTTCGCCGATCCGAACATCGGCCGGGACGCGGTCTACATCGCCGAGGGCGGCGCGCCGGTCCTGGTGCGCATCGTCGCCCGGCGTGCCGATGCGGTCACCGACTTTGGCGACGCGCGGCTCTGGTCCGAGACCACCCGCATCGACCTGCGCGTGGCCGAGGTGCCAGCCCCACGCCCCGGCGACCGCATCGAGATCGACGGCGACGCCTTCCTCATCCAAGGAGAGCCGGTACGCGGCCGCGAGCGGCTGGTCTGGACCGTCGACCTGCGCCCGGCGTGAGTGCGATGAAACTCAAGCTCGACATCGATCCCGACATCGTCGCGATGATGGCGGCGGAGGTCGCGGCGGGCGAACGCGCCGTGACCGCAGCCATGCGCGAGGCCGGGACCGGGCTGAAGAGCGCCTGGCGGCTGCAGATCATCGGTGCGGGGCTTGGCCCCCGGCTGGCCCGCACCATCCGGTCGGAGCAGTTCCCCAAGGCCACGCCCAGCCTCAACGCTGCCGCCGTCGTCTGGTCCAACGCCCCGGTCATCGTCGGCGCGCACGACACCGGCCCGCTGATCCGCTCGAAAAATGGCTTTTGGCTGGCGATCCCCACGCTCGCCGCAGGCAAGTCCCTGCGCGGCGGTCGGATCACGCCCGGCGAATGGGAACGGCGCACTGGCCTGCGCCTGCGGTTCATCTATCGCCGCAGGGGACCTAGCCTGCTGGTGGCCGAGGGGCGGCTGAACACGAAGGGTCGCGCCGTCGCGTCACGGTCGAAGACCGGCCGGGGCCTCGTGACAGCGCCGATCTTCCTGCTGGTGCCGCAGGTCAAGCTGCCGAAACGGCTGGACCTCGCGCGGGATGCTGAGCGGGCGCATGATGCCGTGCCGGGGCTGATCGTGGCGAAGTGGGTGGAGGGGCGGCGGTTTGGGAAACCATAAGCCCTCGGGCGAACGTGCGATCTGCGCCACGCCACGGCATGAATCTGTAGCGAAACAAAATTTGCATGTTATATCATGTGTATGCTGCAGCAGATCACAGACGTTCTGAATGAAAATCTTGTACGAGTTGATAATCTCATCTCGCTCTATGGCCCTGCAACCGTCGGAAGGCGAAAGGTGCAGGAAACAGATATTCTCCGGGGAGCGCTCGTTCTTTTGCACGCAGGGTTGGAGGACTATTTACGGTCCCTCATGATCTGGAAGATCGATAGCTACTCAGAGGAAGCCCTAAATTCATATGGTTTCCCGAATGGAAGTAAGAGGCCGCCTACCAAAGTTTCACTTGGCGAACTGGCTGCTCATAAGGGGAAATCCGTAGACGACCTAATTGTGCAGGCGGTAAAGAGCCACCTTGAGGAATATCAAAGCTTCAATGACCTTGGTGAGGTCAAGAAAGCTCTGAAGCAGTGCGGCATCGCGGCGGCAACAGTGGAAGGGCAAGACTATGGGAAGCTTCCAGATATGATTTCGCGGAGGCACAACATCGTGCACAAGGCTGACAGAAATGATGTTGCCGGTGGGCAGGGTAACCACAGGACGAAGTCTCTGAGCAAGCCTACTGTAGAGAGCTACGTCGATGCAGTGAAATCGCTCCGTGATTTCGTGTCCGCGCAACTCTGATCATTCAGCATTTCCTGTTCTTGCTTTTCGCTTCTATTGCTGCCGCTATATGACTCTTTTCTTTGCCGCACGACGACCGTTTTGGGTTGAATTGAGCCTACCCTGCCAATAAGGCGATACCTCACAAATGCCCACCCCCCGCGAAACTATCCTCGCCGCGCTGCACGCGCGGCTCTCTGCGTTGCCCGCCACGGCCCTGCGCGGCGACGTGCTGCCTGAACGCGTCCCTGCTGCTGGCCTCCTGATCCTGCGCGACGGCGAGCCAGGGGAGCCCGAGGTGACGCTCTCGCCGCTGCGCTACCACTACCAGCACCGGGCCGAGATCGAAGTGGTCGTGCAGGGCGCCACCCGTGACGCCGCCTTCGACACCCTTTGCGCCAGCATTGGCGCGGCGCTTGCCACCGACCGCACACTTGGCGGCCTCTGCGATTGGGTCGAGGCGGAAGCGCCGCGCCCGGTCGATCTGGCCGTCGAGGGCGCCGGAAGCCTGAAGGCGGCGGTGATCACGGTCGTCTTGCACTATTCCACGGCCGACCCGCTCGGCTGAACCCCTTCACCACAGGAGACTACGATGGCACGAGCCCACGGGGCGCGGGCGCAGATGGCGCTTGCGTTCGAGACCGTCTACGGCACCGCGCCCGCCACGGGCTACCGTACGGTGCCCTTCGCCAGCACCACGCTCGGCTCCGAACAACCTCTGATCGCCTCGGAACTGCTGGGCCAAGGGCGCGATCCGCTGGCCCCGATCAAGGACGCCGTCACCGCAGATGGCGACGTGGTCGTGCCGATCGACGTCGAGAACTTCGGCCTCTGGCTGAAGGCGGCCTTCGGCCAGCCCACGACCACCGGCACGACGCCCAAGACCCACACCTTCCAGTCCGGCAACTGGACGCTGCCGAGTCTAGCGATCGAGACCGCGATGCCCGAGGTGCCGCGTTATGCGATGTACACCGGCTGCGTCTGCGACCAGCTCTCTTGGCAGATGGCACGCTCCGGCCTGCTGACCGCAACGGCCCGACTGGTGGCGCAGGGCGAGAACGTTGCGGCCTCCACGGCCGCCGGCACGCCCACCGCGCTGGCGCTGCAGCGGTTCGGGCACTTCAACGGGGCGATCACCCGCAATGGCACGCCGCTCGGCAATGTCATCTCGGCCGAAGTGACCTATTCCAACGGGCTGGACCGGATCGAGACCATCCGCTCGGACGGACGCATCGAGGGGGCGGACCCCGGCATGGCCGCGCTGAACGGCCGGGTGGAGGTCCGTTTCGCCGACACCACGCTGATCACGCAGGCCATCGACGGCACGCCGTGCGAGCTGGTCTTCGCCTGGAGCCTCGGCGCCAACGCCAGCTTCACCTTCACCGCGCATGCCGTCTACCTTCCGCGCCCCCGCATCGAGATCCCGGGCCCGCAGGGCATCCAGGCCACCTTCGACTGGCAGGCGGCCAAGGCCACCAGCCCCGCCCGTATGTGCACCGCCGTCCTCGTCAACACCGTTGCAACCTATTGAGAAGGCCCGTCATGCTGACCCTCGACCTGTCGAACGCGCCGCAGTGGTGCGACCTCATCCTTGGCGTGCGTGTCAAGCTGCGCCCACTGACCACCGCGCTAATGGTGTCCGCGCGCGGCGATCCCGCGATTGCCGACCTGCCCGAGGGGGCGGCGACCGAGGAAGCCGCGCTTGCCATGGCCAAGGCGCTGGCCCGGCGCGCGATCCTCGCATGGGAGGGGATCGGCGACGCCGATGGCAATCCCATCGAGCCGAGGCCCGAGGCCATCGACGCGCTCCTCGACATCTGGCCCGCTTTCGAGGCGTTCCAGACGCTGTACGTCGCCAAGGCACTGCTGCTGGACGCGGAAAAAAACGGCTCTGCGCCCTTGCCGACTGGTCCTTCGGTGGGGGCGAAGGCTACTGCGCGGCCTGCGCAGGACCCTGTCCCGACTGCCCCGCACGGCTGAACCGGCCCTTGACGCTGGAGGGCGCACAGGTCTGGGACCTGGCGCAGCGCCTTGGCGGGCAGATGCGCGTCATCCCCGGCGCGGTCATCGGCTGGGACATCGGCGCGGCGCTGGCCTTGGGCGCCGCCCTCGGCATTTCCCCGCCCGCCATTGCCGAACTGCTGCCCGCCCTCGAGGCGGTGATGGTCCGCCGCGTCAACGAGCAGATCGCGGCCAACCGCGGCTGACCCTATCTGGAGCCCAATCCCATGGCCGAGAAACGCGTCTCCGTCCGGCTCGCTGCCGTGGGCGGCCGCCAGGTGCGCGCCGAACTGGAGGGTGTTGGCGAGGCCGGGGCGAAGGGCTTGGGCCGTCTGTCGCGCGAGATGGAGCTGGCGAACACCCGGCTTGCGGCCTTTGCGCGACGTGCCGGTCTCGCCCTCGGGGCCGCCGCAGCGGCCGCTACAGCCTCGCTCGGGCTGATCGTCCGATCCACCGCCGAGAGTGCCGCGCAGATCCGCCAGTTCGCGCAGGTCGCCAATGCCACGTCGGAGGCGCTGCAGCGCTGGTCGTCCGGGGCGCGGACGGTCGGGATCGAGCAGGAGAAGCTGGCCGACATCCTGAAGGACGTGAACGACCGGGTCGGGGATTTCCTCCAGACCGGCGGCGGGCCGATGGCGGATTTCTTCGAGAACGTCGCGCCC